GTCGAGGTCGTCCGAGCCGCCGCCCGAGCCGCCGACTACATCGACGAACTCATCGAGAGCATGGCATGGGCACTCCCCACCCGCCGAGTCCCCAACGCCGAAATCCTCTACACAGGCGCCAAGGCACTCGCATTTGTCCAAGACAGCAGAGGAACGCGACAACTCCGATTCGACATCCCCCAAGACCTACGCCCCACATTCCAACGGGCACGATTCAACCCCATCCCCTAGTACCCCGACACGCCCGACACCACCAGATGTAGCGAAAAGCCCGCAAATATGACACGATGACCGACTAGATGGGTTACACCCACACCCGAATGCCCCGCCCCAAGCCCCCCAGCTTGGCAAGCGGGGCATTCGTCATCACCGGGACGGTAGGAACCGAACCGCGGCGGAGACAGGAATCTCCCCGACGAAAAGAGCGCACATGCCCACCAACGGAGAACCAGTCACCCCCGAAACACGCGCTCGCGTCCTCGCTTTGTTCGCGGAGCGCATGGGGCGTAACGCGATAGCTCGTGAGGTTGGCCTCCCGGCGACGCGGATCACGACGATCGCGCGTGAGGTCGGGCATGAGTTCGACCGCAAGGATTCCGAGTTAGCGGTGCGTGCACGGTCTATTGATCTCGCGGTTATTCGGGGGGATCTCGCTAAGGCGGCGCTCGTGAAAGCGTGGGATGCGCTCGAGCAGATCGAGGCGCCCGCGATCATGGTGCAGTTTGAGACCGGGCATCACTACCCGGAGACTATCGACGGCATCACTGAGCAGAAGTGGCAGCCGGGCGGTTGGCGTGAGCACACCCTCGACGCTCCGACGTTCTCCGATCAGCGGAACCTCGCAACGATATTCGGGATCATGGTGTCGAGGGCGAACGACCTCACCCGCACGGTGGACGCGAACGGATCGGCCGAGTCCCTCGCCTACGTCGACGGCATGAAAGCCGCTCTCGAGGTTGTCCAGGCGCATCACCTCAAGAACGAGCCGGGCACGGATCCCACCGAGGAGCCGACGAACGTGTCGCGTGAGTCCATGCTCGCGGAGCTTGAGGGCGATACGGATGACGAAATCGTCGACCCGTGAGTGCCGAAACAACGGATTCCGTAGTTTCCTCAGCTGCCGCGACAACGGAATCCGCAGAATCAGCCCTCGAACGGCTCCGCGGGATGGTCTCGACCAAGCAACTCCGCTCAATCGTCGAGTCCTCCGGGTTCACGATCGCCCTGTGGATCGGGGCGGTCTCAGCAGGTAAGACGTTCGCGTCGCTCATTGCGTTCCTCATCGCGATCCGCCAGGTGCCCGAGGGTGAACGCATCGTGATCGTCGGTGTGACCCTCAAGACCATCGAGGGCAACATCCTCTCGCAACTCATGGACGAGAAACGGTTTGGGATCATCGCTAAGTCGGTGATCCACACGACCGGGTCGTCGACGGCGATCATCCTCGGCCGCACGGTGGAACTCATCGGTGCACCGAACAAGGCCTCGACATCGAAGATCACGGGCGCCACGATCGCCCTCGCCTACGTCGACGAGGCCGTGCTCATCCCCGAAGAGTTCTTTGACATGCTCGAGACGCGACTCCGCGTCGACGGCGCCCGGATGCTCGCGACCACGAACCCCGGATCGTTCAACCACTGGCTCCGCGTCAAGTACATCAAGAGCGCGGCCGATCACGACATGGTCGTGTTCTACTTCCAAATGCGAGACAACCCCTCGCTCACCAAGGCCTACATTCTCCGCATGATCCGCGCTAACGTGGGCATGTTCTTCCAACGGTTCATCCTCGGACTGTGGACGAACGCCGCGGGCGCAATCTACGACATGTGGGATCCCGAACTCCACACCGTCCCGTGGTCGGCTGTCGACAACACCGACGGCCGCGCAACTATCAAGCTCACCCGCATTCTGTGCATCGGCATCGACGTCGGTTCTTCCCACGCCACCTCCGCGGTCATGCTCGGCGTTACCGACGAGTACGACGAACGCGGCCGGTACGCACCACGCCTCATCGCAATCGCCGAGTGGCGCCACAAGGTCGACCACGAGGCCGGTGTCGCATCCAAAGCCCCGAGCGTCATGGCGGCGGAGATCATCGCATGGCGTGCACAGATCGCCCGCGCACTCGACCACCCCATCCCCCGCCTCGTGTACGTCGACCCCTCCGCCCGAGGGTTCCGCGATGAACTCGGACGGCAGCACGTGCCGAACAACGAGGCCGACAACGATGTCCTCCCAGGGATCTCGGATATCAGTTCGCTCCTGTCCCCGATCAAGGGTCGCCCGCGCCTCATCATCACCGATGCGTGCGAGGGCATCCTGTCGGAGATCAGCGAGTACTCGTGGGATGCGAAGAAAACCGCCGAGGGCGAGGATGAGCCAGTCAAGGAAAACGACGACTCTGTCGACGCGCTCCGCTACGCGATACGTTCGACCCGTGGTGCATGGCTCGCGATCTTCCGCGCCGCATACCGACTCGCCGCATAGGAGGAACCCGATGAGTGGAACACCCCGCACCCTCGCCCGGCGACACCGGCTCCTCATCGCGTGCCTCGCCGGCGGGATGACCGAGGCACAGGGCGCCGTATCGCTCCGCCTCACACGGGAGAGTTACACGTCACTCCGCGCCGAGGTCTCCCGCCACTACCGGCGCCGCGGCGAGAAGATCACCAACTCGATCGACGTCGTGCGCGCGGCCGAGCGCGACGGCATCATCGTTGCACCCCAGCGGATCGCGGCGTAGGGTGTCGGGCATGGATGACGACACTCCCATCACCGAGAAGATCGTTCGCAGCGACTTCGTCGAAAAGCTCCGCGATGTGCTCCGCGGTGTGGAACTCACCCGCGCCGAGGCCGACGACCTCATCGCACTCGTCAACTCCCGCGCACGCGCGTAGACTCACCGCACAGGTTCGAGCGCGGGCGCAAATCCGGTTCGCAGACCTCCTCACATCCCTAACACTCCGAGGAGGAGACCATGACCGTTCAAGCCCGTTTCTACGTCAACGCAATCACCAAGCGCCCAATGGGTGCTCCCGGCTACGCACGCCCTGCACCTCTCGTCGAGGTTGACCTCATCCCCGCTACCCGCGGTGAGGAGAACAAACAGTGGGCGAGCGCCACACCCTCCGGCCAAATCAAGATGACCATCGGGAACCCCGAGGCCGCGGCATGGTTTGAGGCGATGCTCGGCGAGGACATCGCCATAACGTTCGAGGCACGGAGCATCGTCGAGGCGGATCCCCGCGCCGGCATCGCCCTCGACGAGCACGGCGCACCATCCAAGGATCTCCGCCCGGCTACAACCGTCGAGATCGACGCCGCGGGCGACAACGCCCCCCACGGCATCGTCACCCCGGCATCCACTTAGACTCTCAACTGTCGGCGGGGATCTGCGCCTAGCCGACATCCGAACGCCCCACGCCGCCCGATGCGGAATCACGTGGGGCGTTCGTCATCTACTCCCGCGCCGCCCCGAATGAATGACCACGAGGTCATAGCGCCGGGCAACGCCGCGGGCTTACTCACAGCACGACAACTCCGAGGAGGTAGATCATGGCCGGACTACCTGCCGAGGCAACCGAGTTCCCATCCCGCGATTGGGCGCTCGCGTTCGAACAGTACGCCGAGAACGATGCGTGGGTCTCCGACGACCAAGCAAAGTTGCTCGCCCAGTACCAGGGCACCGGCGAGGGCACCGTCCGCAACCGTGGCGACAACGCCGCAACGCACTACAACAAGACCGACCGCACGATGCGCTCGGGTGGCCTCCGCGGATACCTCTCGCAGATGTTCAACGGTCGCATCGTGTCGGCCGGGGGCACAGGCGAGCACCGCACCCGCATCCACGCACCCGTGGCCTCGAACCTCGCAACCCTGTCGGCGGATCTCCTCATGGCCGAGCCGCCCCGGTTCCGTCTCGTCGACAAGGCAGGCGAGCCGGTCAAGGGCACGGCGACCGACCGTCTCGACGAGATCATGAACGGTGCATCCACGCACCGCACCCTCCACCACGCGGCAGAACTCACGGCCGGACTCTCGGCAACGGTGCTCACCGCCCACTGGGATAACGCGAACACCGACAAGCCGTGGATCCAGGCGACCGCGTGCGACGCCGCGATCCCCGAGTTCCAGGGCGGGCGCCTCGTCGCCGTGAACCTGTACACCCTCCACATCAAGTCGACCGGCGCGGTCGCGGATGAGGTGTACGTCCACATCGAGCGGCACGAGGTCGGCCACATCATCCACGGCCTGTATAAGACCTCGCTCTCCGACAACGCGTCCGGGTTCACCCGCCTCGGGCGTCTAGTCCCCCTCGAGACCATCGCCGACACCGAGCACCTCGCGTACATTCCCGGATCGTTGCGCGGCGCGCTCGAGCACACCATCGATCTACCTACCGGGATCACGCGCCTCACCGCGGCATGGTGGAGGAACCGCCCGACCAAGACGTTCCGCAAGTACGGGTCGCAACTGTCGATGATGGGGCGCGCCGATCACGAGGGCGTCGAGCAACTCCTCGACGCGATCGACATGACGTGGTCGGCGTGGATCCGCGACATCAAGCTCGCCCGTGCACGACTCATCGTCCCCGAGGCTTTCCTCGATGTGCAGGGCGCCGG